TAACAAACGTTGTGCCTAATAGTTGTACAAATTTTAACTTAAATCAATTAAACTATGGCATTTAAAGACATCTTTAAAGACAAAAACGACTACAATGAAAAAACAATTGTAGGCTTTATGTCTTTCTCAGTAATGAGTTTAGCAGCAATTGCTGATATTGTTACAGGTATTTTTGGACAAGAACTTGTTATCTCAGATACTGTATTCAATTCATTCGTTATCATTACACTTGGAGCATTCGGTATTGCAGAAGCCGGAAAGATCTTTGGAGATAAAAAAGAAGAGAAAACTTCTAAAGCTAAAAAAAGCTACAATTACGAAGAAGAAGAACTTGGTTAATTTAAAATACTAATAAAATGATATTAAAAAGAGGTGATAATAACGAGATTGTAAAAAAAGTACAAATCGTTTTAGGTGTAGATCCAGTAGGTAACTTTGGTCCAAAAACTGAAGAAGCAGTTAAAGCTTGGCAAAAGAAAAATGGTTTACCTGCTGATGGTGTTGTAGGTCCTGCTACTTTAGCAAAAATGGGTATTGTAGTTGAAACTAAAACCCCAGCTACAACATCTAAACCTACAACAGGAACTACTAAATATTCAAAAGAAAAAGTTGAAACTGCAGTTAAAGCTAAAGGATATAAATGGTTTGAAGGTAAAGATTACCATTTAAATATTGTTGGTGTTCGTAACTCAGACACAGGTCAAAAAGTAACTAATGCTTTTGATGACAGACTAACTCTATCCTACCAAGTTAATGGAGAATGGATCTACAAAGAGTGGATGAACACCACTGACCCAGGAACTAAAGGAGTAAAAGAATACCACAATGCAGCTGGAGTTGCTAGATTAGTAGAAGGTCAATATATTGATTCACATGCTTTAGGTCTACATCAAGGTAAATATGAAGCTTTGAGACAGCAAAAATCTGTTAAAGTTTATAGAGATCCTAACAGAGATATGACCTATGATGAAACCAAAATCCAAGAAGGTATCTTTGGCATCAATATCCATAAAGCCGGAGCAGATTCAACTTATGTAGAAAACTGGTCTGAAGGATGCCAAGTATTTAAAAGAGCAGCTGATTTTGAAGAGTTTATGGCTATTGCTAGAAAAGCTAAAACTGCTGGTTTTAAATCATTTACCTACACTCTTATTGAATCTAAAGATATAGTATGATGAAACTAAACCTCCCACTATTAGCAATAACGTCTTTATCAGCCGGGGTTACTTTTATGTGTTCTTATTTTATGAACCTAACCATGGCTAATTCTGATCAATATTTAGCTATAGTGGGGGTAATGTTTCTAGATGGTGTATTCGGTATGATAGCTGGAACCAAAAGAGAAGGATTCCAAACACGTAAAGCTATTCAAGTATTAAGAAATACATTTGCTTGGTTAGTAATCCTAACAGCTATTTTAATGGTTGAACAAGGCTTTGCTGGTACAGCTTGGCTTAGCGAAGTAATTATTGTACCTTTTATGGTGTTCCAGCTTATAAGTGCACTTAAAAATGCATCTATGGCTGGTTTTATCAAGGTGGGTTTATTAAATGAAATCCTTGATAGAATAGATAAACATAAAGGTATAAGAAATGAAGAACCTAAAGAATAAAATATTTCCATTTTTAATAGCATTTTCAGCGCTATCAGTATCTGCTTCGGCCGCTTTCTACTCAGTAAGCGGCCTTAGCAAACTTTTCGCGGGTGCATCACTTGAGGTCATTATTATGGCCTCTTCACTTGAAGTCGCTAAATTAGTTATAGCTTCCCTACTTTACCAGTATTGGGATTCAATTAACAAAGCACTTCGAGTATATTTAACAATAGCAGCGGGTGTACTTATCTTAATCACCTCAGCTGGTATTTATGGTTTCTTATCTGCTGCTTATCAAGAAACAGCAAATAAAGAAGGTATTGTAACTCAACAAATAAAAGCTCTAGAAACCAAAAAGGCACTATATGAGGAAACAAGAGACAATCTTTTAGCAGATAGAAAATCAAACAACGAACTTAGAGGTACACTATCTAAAGGTTCAACCACTCAATATACAGACAAAAATGGTAATCTAGTAGTTAGAACTAATAACTCAGCCATTCGTAACTTAGAATCTACAGCTAAAGAAAACGAAAAATTAGCTTCTAAACTAGATGTTGTAAATGATTCTATATTTGCTCTTGAAACTCAAATTCTAGAAACCCAAGTAAACAGTGAAGCAGCTAGCGAACTAGGCCCACTTAAATATCTTTCAGAATTAACTGGGGTAGAAATGAATCGTATTATTAACTGGCTCCTTTTAATAATCATTTTTGTATTTGATCCTTTAGCAATTGCTCTTGTAATTGCTGCTAACTTTGCCTTTAACCAATTACGTTCTAGAGAAGGATATGATATGTACAAAGAATATCCACTTGAAGAACAAGTTGAAGATATGAGGAAAGTAGTTAATTCATATGATGATCTACAAGAAGAAATAAAAGAATGGAATTCAACTTCAAATGATAGTTTAGAAGTTTTACCCCAAGATGAAGACCTAATAGAAGAACCTCAAATTGAAGTTAAAATGAGTGGTGAACCTTCTTTAGATATATTAAATGAAGAAATACAAGGAATACCTGTTATGGTTGATCCTAAAACAGGTAAACTATTCTACCAAACAGAAGACACCCCAGAACAAGACTGGAGAATTATAGACGAAGAAAAACAAATAAAAGAAGAAATTAAAAAAAATATTACATCAGACACTTTATATTCTCAAAGAAAAAAACAACAAGATAATTCTGATGATGGTATGATACGTTATTTTTAAAGTTTGGCTTATATTGAATCTTATGTTATATTTACAACAAAAATAAAAACTATGGATAAAGAAGCCCAAAAACAACGAGTTCAATTACTTGATGAACTAATGATTATCGTTCAAGTTATGGACGAACTATACCAGTATCACCCTGAAAATCCCAAACAAATTGATGTGGCGACAGAATTCAAAACATTGGCACTCCGCAAAGTCGAAATCGAATCAATCTTGGACGCCCAAGTCTGAAATTAAAGATTTAGAGGCTAAAAAATCTCTTAGTAAATTACGAGATATATTAAAAGAAAAACCTGGTACACTTGAAGATGCCTTTTAACTGTTTTCTAGATAATTTTATCACTCAACCTGAAGAAGTTGTAAATAAAGAGTTATCCAAATTACAACCTCTTAATTACAACCAATTTATGTGGTGGCGTACCCACGCTCAAAAAGGCCAACCATTAGGTAAAAGAGCACCACTAAAAGATCGTATTGTAAATGGTGATTTTGATTTTTCATGTTATTATTGGCAGGCACAAAACACTGCTATCCAAGCACGTAAAAAACTTAACTTAGAAAAGGATAATTACCAGGCTCAATATGAAAAAGTAACAGTTGATATAGCTCGTTATCGCCGTTTAATAGCTGATTATGAAAAAGAAGAATCAACTCGTTTAAATGAGTTATACGAAGCCTTTACTTCAGCATATAAAATTAGTCAAGAAGAACTAATTGATAAGCTTTGTAGTTGGTCAGGTGATATTTTATCATTTTACGAGTACATGGAAGAGTTTGCTTACAAAACCCCAGCTGAAAATAGAAAGAGTAAAAGAGGTCGTCCTAAAAAGCTTGGCTTAACCCAGTAAAATATTTATATTTACATCATGATTAAAGTATCTCACGAAACACCGTTATGTCTGTTAGATGATAGTCGTCTATTTAATGATTATGACTATTGCCTTCCACATTTGCTTGATCAAGAACAAGGTTATCAAGACTATTTCTTGACATCTAAATTACGAGGTCGATACATTATTATGGATAATTCACTTCATGAGTTAGGAGAAGCTTATGATGAGGAACGTCTTATGTATTGGGTTGAACAATTACAACCTAATGAATTTATTGTTCCTGATGTCTGGCAAGACCGAGACAAATCAGTAGTAAATGCTCGTAAATGGGCCCAATATATTTTTCCTGAAGGTGTAGAAAAAGTAGCTGTAGTTCAAGCAACTACATTACATGAAGCTGCTACTTGTTATCAAACCTATAAGGATTTAGGTTATAAGAAAATTGCATTCTCATACGGTGCTTCGTATTACAATGATGTAGTGCCTCACCCTAATAAAAATCTAGGCAAAGCATTAGGTCGCATCTCTGTCATTTCAGCACTTCATAGAATGAAAGTTATTGAAGATAATGATCGAGTACATTTATTAGGTTGTCAAGTGCCTCAAGAATTTGGTTGGTATCGTGGATTTAAATTTATTGAATCAATTGATACTTCAAACCCAGTAATGGCTGCTTTAGAAGGCACGCGTTACAACAATTCAGGTTTGACTGAAAAACCTAAAGCAAATATGAATGATTATTTTTATATGTTATCAGATCAAGTTGACTATGAGCTCTTGTCTCATAACATTCTAAAGTTCCGTGAAATCAATGATCTCTAAAAACAAAAGTATGCCCAAATTAACTGTAATAGAAAGAACTGAACGCATCTACCAAGTAGAACTTACTGAAGAACAGTATATTCGAGCTGAAAAAAGCGGCGAGGGTTGGAAGGAAGTTTATGAGGAGATGTATGATAAATTAGAATTAGTAGAGACAAAAGAAGGTCCGACTAGTAAGTTTATTTTAAGCGGTGATAAAATTAAATAGCGTTTGCCTATACGCTTACAATACCTGGCACATTAAATATTTATAATAAACATGGCAAAACACGTTGTAGTTTCGTTATCTGGAGGAATGGATTCCTCAACATTATTGCTTAAAGCAATAACTGAATTTGATACTGTAACCGCAGTATCATTTGATTATGGTCAAAAACACCGAGTAGAACTTGAAAAAGCTTGGGATTTAATTAATTACCTAAATAATCAAAATCAACAAAATGTTAGTTATCAAGTAATTACACTTGATGGCTTATCTCAATTACTCAACTCAGCTCTAGTAACAGGCGGAGATGAAGTACCTGAAGGACACTATGCTGAAGAAAATATGAAAGCTACAGTAGTACCTAACAGAAACAAAATCTTTAGTTCTATTGTCCAATCAATTGCTTTATCTATTGCAAATGAAAAAAAAGAAGAATGTTCCATCGCTCTTGGAATCCATGCCGGAGACCACGCAATCTACCCAGACTGTAGACAAGAATTCCGCGATTTGGATGATCTTGCTTTCCGCGCTGGTAATTGGGATGCTGATAGGGTATCATATTGGACTCCTTATCTTGATGGGGATAAATTCACTATCTTGAAAGATGGACTACGTTTATGTGAAGTGTTAGGTCTTGACTTTGATGAAGTTTATTCACGTACAAACACATCTTATAAACCCCTTCAACTATGGGTTCCATGTGATGATGCTAAAGATATGGATTGTCTAAAATGGTTTAGTGATTACAAATCAGCATCATCTGTTGAACGTGTGGAAGCGTTTATTAAATTAGGTCGTCCTGATCCTGTAAGTTATGCGGATGAAAATGGTGTTGTAACTTGGGAACACGTAGTAGCAGAAGTAACTAAAGTACTAGAAAGTCATGAGCGATAGAAGTAATATCTATAGAGATATTTTCAACGGTACAAATCAAAAACGTTGGGAAGAAGAACAAAAACAAAAAAATAACAAAATGAAAAAATTTGGAGATTGGGTCATGAAATATGGACACTGGAGTTTCTTAGCAAGCTCATTAGTTGAAGCATCAAGTTACCACTGGTTTATGGCAGCGGCATTTATGTTTCTTTTTATTAATTATCAATTTTTAGACAAACAATGAAACAATTATGGTATTTCTCAGCGGACTGGTGTGGTCCCTGTAAACAATTTGGACCCATTATGGATCAAATAGCAGCACAAGGCATCCCAGTTAAAAAAATTAATGTAGATTATACTCCTGATGTTACTACAAAATTTGGAATTAAAAGTATTCCTATAGTAATTCTAGTAGAAAACGAACAAGAAAAAGCTCGTTTTACTGGGGCTCGTACAGCACAACAAGTAATTGAATTTTTTAATCAATAATGGGAAGTTTTAGGTCAACAAAAGTATTTGATGGCTACTCAACAGTCTTTCGTCAGTGGAAAGCTGAGGGAACTCATTGTAAATTTCTACATGGTTATGGAGTAAGCTTAAAAGTATGGTTTGAAGGTGAACTTGACGAGCGTAACTGGGTATGGGACTTCGGAGGTATGAAACGTGCTAAAGGTACTATTGATGGTATGAATCCTAAAGTATGGATGGATTATATGCTTGATCATACTACAATTATTGCTGAAGATGATCCTGAACTAGAAGGATTTAAAGCAATGGATAAATTTAAAGTTATCCAACTTCGTATCATCCCAGCTACAGGAGCAGAACGTTTTGCTGAATACTTCTATAATAAACTAAATGATTTTATTCAAGCTGAAACAGAAGGACGAGTAAAAGTAATTCAAGTTGAATTCCGCGAACATGAAAAGAACACAGCATTTTATAAAGGATAATAATGGCACTAGGAAGAATAGAAGATTATAATAAGATTCTACCAATTGTAGAACTTTACACATGTGTGCAATCAGAAGGTAGCCGAGCAGGTCGTCCTACTGTTGCTATTCGTACAACTGGATGTACCCATCGTTGTTACTTTGGTGACGGAGGTTGGTGTGATTCTTGGTACACAAGTATTCACCCAGAAAAAGGTAAATACACATTCCAGGATATCATTAACATTTACAATGAAAATCCTGAAATCACAGAAATGATGCTTACTGGAGGTTCACCTACAATGCATCCTAAAATCGTAAACGAACTAACTCATTTCGCAAATGAAAGAGGTATCACAATTACTATTGAAACTGAAGGATCGCATTTTTTGGAAACCGATTATCCTATTGGTTTGGTTTCTTTTAGTCCTAAGTTTACTAACAGTGTTCCAACTTTGGGTTCTAAAACGCCTCTTGGAGACATTGTAGATGAAAAGTTTATTCACACTCATAATCGCTATCGCTTAAATAAAGATGCGATTAAAAAGTCAATGGATTACCATAGTGACTACCATATGAAAGTAGTTGTTAATCCTGAAGAACAACCAGGTACATGGCAAGAAATTAAAATGTTCCTAGATGAACTTGAGGTACCACGCCATAAAATCTGGATTATGCCCCCGGGAGATAACCGTGAAGAATTGATTCGAGTTTATCCTATGGTGATTGATTGGTGTACTAAACATAAGTACAATTTTACCGGTAGAGAACACATTATTGCCTTTGATACTAAACGTGAAGTATAATTATGGTAATTAAAATAGCCCATAAAGTTGTAGTACGAAGTAGCCCAATACATGGGTTAGGAGTCTTTGCTAAAGAAGTAATATGTGAAGGAGAAATAATTGAAGAATGTCCTGTTATATCACTTTCTAGTGAACATAGACATGCCCTTCTAGATTATTCTTTTAAACATAACCACGACCAATACTCAGATGGTATATCTACTGAAACTATACCTTTAGGACATGGCTGCATCTACAACCACTCAGATCAAAATAATGCTACTTGGTTTTTTGATAATAAGAAAAATACTTGTAAATTTATAGCTCTTAGAGATATAGAAGTTGGAGAAGAAATTTGTACTAACTATGGAGAAGGTTACTGGAAAAACCATCCAAATATTGAAAGAAAATAATGCCTAATAATTACCTATCTACTCTTTGGACACTTTGGAAAAATGAAGTTATTGATGTATCTAAAGTGATTAAAGCCCTAGAAATTTATGGTTATCAATTAAATTATTTAGGCAACGGAGGTATAAAAACAAGTAAAGAAAACGAAACATACGAGTGGGAATATGGTAAAAAAATCTGAAAAAATAGTTTGCCATGAGTGTCTTAGTTCTATAACTTATAAAACTGGGGCCCTAATAGAAAGAAACAATTGGGGCATACCTCACTTTATTTGGGTTTGTAAAAAATGTGGTAAAAAATGATAGAATTATACTCGTCTAAAGACATAGACATTAAAACCAAAATCATCGCTCAACAAATTTCCCGCGAACATAACAACGATGCTACCCCAGTAGTAATGGTTGGAGTACTAAATGGAGCATTTATGTTCTATTCTGATCTAGTTCGTAACATGGAAATTGATGTTGAATGTGATTTTATTAGAGTTAAATCCTACTCAGGTAAAGAACGAGGTAGTATTCAACTAACTAAAGATGTTGAAACATCAGTATATGGTAAGCACGTTTACCTGGTAGATGATATTTTCGATTCAGGAGAAACAATGAAATTTTTAGCTAAGTATTTTAATTTAAAAGGAGCTAAGACAATCAATATTGTTACTTTGGTTAAGCGAGCTAAAAATGAGTTTAATCCTATTAATCCCCATAGTCATGTATCTACATTCAGACATGCTTTTGAATGTGAAGATGAATGGTTAATTGGTTACGGAATGGATTCAACTGGAGGTTATAAAAGAAATTTAAAAGCAATCTTTGCTTTGTAAAGATTATTTCGTACATTTATATAAAATAAGTTATATGGAAAATATTGAAAATAAGCGTCGTAAAAAACATGACAACATTGAGTGTGTTCCTATGGGATATGCTAATGGGGTAGCAGGTGATTTTCCTCTTACTCAAGAACAAAAAGATCAAATGATCGAAGAAGCAGCAGAATACTTTGGTAAGTTTCTTACTGCGCTAAAATGCGATTGGCAGAATGATCCTAACTCAATGGAAACACCTCGTCGTGTAGCTAAAGCTTACGTAAACGACTTGTGGAAAGGTCGTTACACTCCATTTACAGAAATCACTTCATTCCCTTCAGATGGTTATGATGGAATCATTATTGAACGTAATATTCAACTTACCTCAATGTGTTCACATCACCACCAAACAATTCGTGGTGTAGTACATATTGGTTATGTAGCTGGGAATGAAGGTCGAGTAATTGGTTTGTCTAAACTAAACCGAATTGTAGAACACTTTGGCCGTCGAGGTGCTATCCAAGAACAACTTACCTCAGCTATCCATCAAGCGGTAGATAAAGTAACTGAAGGTAATAAAGGTGTGATTGTAACAGTAGTAGCCACTCACAATTGCGTATCTTGCCGAGGTATTAACCACCAAGGAGCAGCTATGGTAACTACTAAAGCATCAGGTGTGTTTATGGATAATGAAAATCAAGCACGTAAAGAATTTTTTGATTCACTTAAAATTAATAATGGTAATGTCTCAATTTAAAGAACTAATCACTATTGAACTAATTAATAGTTTAGGAATGTTTCGTTCATTCCATGACCGAGATGAAGTAACTCGTAATCCTGAAATGGATTGGGCTGAAGAAACTGCTAAAAGAATTGAAAATCTTTTTAATTCACAATATGTACCATTCGTAAGCGAGGTTGAAGAGTTCAATAGCTTAATGAATAAACCTAATAATTATGTCCCACAAATACCAACTGATAGAGCTGAATGGGAATTCGTATACAACTTCATTTTGGAAGAACTTGAGGAGTATAAACATGCTTGTGAAACCCAAAACATCGTGGAAGTTTTGGATGCGTTGTGTGACATTGCTTATGTTTCCCTTGGGAACGGTACTATGCTTCATGGTCTTAAGTCTAAAATTTGGCCGGCTTACTTGGAAGTACAAGCGTCGAATTTATCTAAGGCTTGTAGAACTAAAGAAGAGGCAGAAAAGACTGTTGAAATTCGTTCCCAAGAACAAGGCGAACCTTGTCATTATGAACAGGTTGGTGACAAGTATGTTGTATATCGTAGCCGAGACAAAAAAGTAATGAAATCAATTAATTACTTCAAACCAGATTTGAAGCAATTTTTTTAAGTAATGAGTTATAAAGCATGTCATGCTCAACCTATAAAGGACTCTAACAATTATAGAATCCATTTATGGGATGATGAAGGTTATAAAACACTAACTTGGAATTATTATGCTTATGAAGAGTGTGATGATATAGATTCTAATCCTGATATTAGAGGTCTACGTCATGAATCACTTCGTAAGGTAACCAAATGGTCTAGAGACAATACTAAACTTCATTTCCATGACATTAAGCCTTATCAAAGGTTTCTAATTGACAAATATGGAACTGATGATGAACCCTCAACTAGTCATAAAGAAATATTCTTTGATATTGAGATTGAAATGGGGGGAGCATTAACTGAGGATTATATCCGAAGTGCTCCTAAACCTGTTACTTCAATTGCTTGGTGGTACAAACAAAAAGATGAATGGGTTATCTTGATTCTAGATCAAAAAGGTGAACTAGAAGAAACCATTGAAGGAAATAGAAAAATTATTCCCTTAAAAAGCGAGCAAGAACTTCTAATGAAGTTCCTAGAAGCAATTCGCACTATCAACCCAGACATATTAGTCGGTTATAACAGTGATTACTTCGATATACCTTACCTATATTATCGAATGTGTAATATATTCGATCAAGAGGTAGCTAGTATGTTATCCCCAATAGGATGGGTTAGAGATGAGTCACAATGGAATGATCACCGTTGGTTAGATATTGCAGGTCTAGAATCTCTAGACTATATGAAACTACATAAAAAGTTTAGTTTCAAAGATGAACCATCTTATAAACTGGATTATCTAGGTAAAAAATATGCTAACCTAGAAAAGATTGAATATGATGGAAGTTTGGATCGTTTATTTAAAGAAGACAAACAAAAGTTTATTAAGTACAACTTCCGAGACGTTGAAATCTTAAAAGCACTAGATGAAAAATTCCAGTATCTACCTTTAACAAAGAACCTAGCCCATAAAGGTAAAATCAGATATTCAGATGTTTATAAAAACAGTTTGATTCATGATGGTGCTATTTCCGCTTACCTATTGTCTCAAGGTATTATTCCACCTGCTCGAGATCGTAATCCTATAACTAAGAAGAATTACGCTGGAGGATATTTGTTCTGTCCTCAAGCAGGTTTATATAAATACATGTTTGATGAGGACTTAACTTCACTGTATCCTTCCATTATAATGTCGCTTAATATCGGTAAAGAAACACTTGTTGGGCGTATATTGATTCCTGATGAGAAGGTGGTAGTAGAAGGGAAAGAAATATTCAATAACCGCTATGGTCTAAATGATCTAAAGAAAATGGATCAAGATATGATTTTGAATGTACAAAATTCAAAACGTAAAACAGCCCAAATGAAAGTTAAAGAAGTTATTGATTTAATTGAAGCCTCTAACTTATCAATCTCAGCTAATGGGGTTATGTATAGAACAGATTTTGATTCGGTACTAAAAACAATTCTAGCAAAATGGTTTGAAGAACGAGTTATTTATAAAAATAAGATGAAAACTGCTTATAAAGCTGGGAACAAGGCAGATGGAGAAAAATTCCACTTAATGCAACATACAATGAAAATTTTGCTAAATAGTTTGTATGGTGCAACTGCTCTTGGGAGTTTTAGATA